CTATCTAAGCACTTTAACCAATTTGTTAAACAGATGGCATAAATGGATAAATTAGCCGATTTGCTCCGTCAAGGTGCAGATAAGTTAGTTAATCTGCCAACTGAAGCACAACGCTTTGTGACTAATCCACAGGCGTTTGTTCAGCTTTTGACAGGCAAAAACGCATTACCTAAAGAAACTGGGTTTGCGGCAGGTGCTACAGGATTACCCGCTCAACAAGGCACAGTATTAGACCCCAACTACCAAGCTTATATGCAAGGCTACGAACAAGGTGAGCCATTTGGTTATGCTGCTATGGCAACCCCCGCAGTAGTACCAGTTGCTAAAGCATTAGCCCCCAAAGCAGGGCAGATGGCTGAAAACTACATGGTAAATCAAGGTTTTATGCCAAGCATCGTTGCTTATCATGGCACACCCCATACCATTAAAGGCAAGTTTGACATAAGCAAAATAGGAACTGGCGAAGGAGCACAGGCTTATGGGCATGGTATGTATTTTGCTGAAGCCAAACCAGTAGCAATGGAATACGCAAAACAAAATCTCAAATACCCTAATACGCCATTAGGCGATGCACAGTTGTTTTTAAGGCAAAACTTGTTCGATTATGATGCCGCTAAAAAAGATGTGTTAAAAAATATTGATTCTTTGGAAAAATTTCAAAAAGGTAAATTTGGATATGAAGAATCTAAAGCTAAATATCAAGAAACGCTTAATTTGCTAAATAAAGGTAATGTGCCTAAGTTAGAAGGCAATTTATACAAAGTAGATATACCTGATGAATACATCCCTAATATGCTGGATTGGGATAAGCCATTGTTGCAACAAACACCGCAGGTACAAGAAGCACTTGCAAAACTAGGTATTAAAACTGACAAACAAAAATTAAGCCAATTTGATGATGCTTTACTTGACGCATTAATGAATGATGCTAGTAAACCTTTACCAAAACAACCAATTAATCCTAAAGGTCAAGACATATATCAAAAATTTGTACAAGACAATCCACAACTGACATCACAAAAATTTAGTGAAGTAGGAATTAAAGGTATACGCTATAAGGATGCTATGTCTAGGGGTGCTGATGACGGCACATCTAACTTTGTAGTATTTGACCCTAGCAATGTAAAGATACTAGAACAAAACAGCAAGCCAATGACCCGTAAAGAAATTATTGAGCAAGAACTAAAAAAGGTAGTAGAATAAACCCTAACTTAATCAATCACTTGGATAAGTATGGAAAATAAACAATTAAGAAATATCAAAGGTGCTGGCAGACCTGCTGGTAGCCCTAATAAATCAACCGCATTGGCTAGAGAAGCCATAGCACGCTTTGTTGATGGTAATAGCCATAAGTTACAAGAGTGGCTAGTAGCGATTGCTGATGACCCCAAATATGGCCCTAAACACGCATTCGACTGCTTTATGCAAGTGGCTGAATACCATGTACCTAAACTAGCCCGTACTGAGCATACTGGTAGCGAAGATAAACCCATCCGTTATGTGGTTACATGGAAGAAATAGACTTTGATGAACGGGTCATAGAGCTATACACCCCAAGAACTGTATTTGAGGACTTCCATAACAGACAACAACGATGGGCTGTGATTATTGCCCACCGCAGGGCTGGTAAGACTGTAGCCTGTATTAACGACATTCTTTGGCGAGCTTTGACCGAAACTAAGGAAAATGCCCGATATGCCTACATTGCCCCGTACTATGCTCAAGCTAAGTCTATTGCTTTTGATTACCTTATGCAGTTTAGCGAGCCTGCTAGGGTTAAGCACAATATCTCAGAGTTGTGGGTGGAGTTATTCAACGGGGCTAGAATTCGTCTATTTGGTGCAGACAATCCTGATGCTTTGCGGGGTTTATACCTAGATGGCGTAGTCCTAGACGAATATGCCGACATGAAGCCAAAGATATGGGGCGAGGTAATTCGACCCCTATTGGCTGACAGACAAGGTTGGGCTACATTTATTGGTACGCCAAAGGGTCATAATACCTTTTACGACATATACCAGTACGCCACGATTAATAAGAATGAATGGTATAGCTCTGTCTTACGGGCTAGTCAGACCCAATTAATCTTACAGGCTGAATTAGACGATGCCCTAAAGTCTATGAGCGTTGACCAATATCAGCAAGAGTTTGAATGTAGCTTTGAAGCTGCCATCATTGGGGCTATATACGGCACAGAGATGCGGTTACTGACCGATGCAGGGCGTATTGACAAGGTTGAGTGCGATACCTTATTCCCTGTGCATACGGCTTGGGACTTGGGCTTTAACGATGCTACGGCTATATGGTGGTATCAGGTCGTACATGGAGAGATACGGGTATTGGATTACCACGAAGCTCATGGGCAACCGATTGTGTATTACGCCAACCAAATTAAAGAACGACCATACGAATATGGTACGCATTGGCTACCACACGATGCACGAGCAAAGACTTTAGCAAGCGGTGGTAAGTCAATAATTGAACAATTAATAGATAAATTGCCCCTAAAAAGCGGAAATTTGTTTAAAATCGTACCTAATCTGTCATTACAAGACGGCATACAAGCTACAAGAATGGCGTTAAGTCGCACTTGGTTTGATGCCATGAAGTGTTCAGAAGGCATTGAATGTTTGCGTCAGTACCAACGGGAATACGATGAAGATAAGAAAGTATTTAGAGATAAGCCTAGACATGATTGGACTAGTCATGGAGCGGATGCTTTTAGGATGCTTTCTGTGGCTTGGCGAGATGAAGCAGAAATTGCGAAGCAAAACGCACCGATTCGTGGCATCGTTGTTGGACAGAATGAGGTTACGCTAGAGGAAATGTGGAAAACCGCCCCACAAAATAAATATCAAAGGTATTAACTATGAACGATACGCTAAACAAGACTTACGAAGATTGGTACAACACCATCGCCCAGTACGACAAGTCTTTTAGGGAATGGGAAGCAAGAGTACCAAGAATCATTAAGCGTTATCGTGATGACAGCCGTACCCGTAATAACCCCAATGCTCGCTTTAATATCCTTTGGTCTAATGTTCAGGTCATTAAGCCTGCCATCTTTGCTAGACTCCCACGCCCCGATGTAAGCCGAAGATTTAGAGATAACGACCCAATAGGTCGAGTAGCGTCAATGATGCTAGAACGGGCTTTAGAGTACGAAGTCGAGCATTACCATGATTATCGTTCCGCTATGGATAACGCTGTGCTTGACCGCTTATTAGGTGGTAGAGGTACAGCATGGGTTCGTTATGAACCACATATTGTTGCAGAGCAAAATAACATCAACGAAGGTATTGCAGGTCAAATGCCCGAAGATGGGCTACAGATTACAGAGGATGCCGATGAAGCAGAAACGGAAAACGCTGAACTGGTGGAGTCGCAGGAACGCATTGAATATGAGTGTGCCCCTGTTGATTATGTGCATTGGCGTGATTTTGGTCATACTGTTGGACGGACTTGGGAAGAAGTAACAGCCGTATGGCGTAAAGTCTATATGAGCCGACAAGCTCTGATTGACCGCTTTGGTGAAGAAGTTGGTAGCAAGATTCCGCTAGATACTAAGCCTGAGTCAGACAAATGGGCTACCAAACAAATGACTGCCGAGCATTTCCAAGCCTGTATCTATGAGATTTGGGATAAAGAACAAGGCAAAGTCTTTTGGGTTAGCAAGTCGATGGGTGAGATTCTTGATGAAAAGGATGACCCACTACAGTTAGAGGGATTCTTCCCTTGCCCTAAACCAATGTACGCCACATTGACTACAGACAGCTTAGAGCCTGTGCCTGACTTTGTACTATACCAAGACCAAGCCAAGCAATTAGACACGCTTGCAGACCGCATAGATGGCTTTATTAACGCCTTGAAAGTACGGGGTGTCTATGACGCATCCGAACCTAGCCTTGCAAGACTATTCTCTGAGGGCGAGAACAACACCCTGATACCTGTTAAGAACTGGGCTGCTTTTGCTGAGAAACAAGGCATGAAAGGGGCTATTGACCTAGTAGATATAACCCCAATTGCTCAAGGTTTGACGATGGCTTATCAGGCTATGGAGCAAGTCAAGGGTCAGATTTACGAGATTATGGGTATTGCCGACATTCAACGGGGACAGACTGACCCCAATGAAACGCTTGGTGCTCAGATTATTAAGTCAAATAACGCAGCAGGCAGACTTAAGAATATGCAACACGCAGTCGTTGACTTTGCTACCGAGCTTCTAAGTATCAAGGCTCAGATTATCTGCAAGCACTTTACTGACGATACGATTGTCAAGATTAGTGGTGCAATGCAACTAAGCCCACAAGACCAACAGTTAGTACCGCAAGCCTTACAGCTATTGAAAGACGAACCCGCCAAGAACTTCCGTATTGAGGTTACTAGCGATTCGATGATTTATCAGGATGAGCAACAAGAGAAAGCCGACAGAATCGAGTTCTTAGGTGCTTTATCCCAGTTTATGAACCAAGCCTTACCAGTAGCTACCCAAGCCCCTGAACTAACCCCATTACTCATGGAGATGCTCAAGTTTGGCGTGACTGCGTTTAAGGCTGGTAAAGGTATGGAAGGGCTTATTGATGAAACTGCCGACCAATTTAGAAATAAAGCTAAAGCGATGGAAGGCCAACCCAAGCCACCCCCACCTGAAGTGCAAAAGATTCAGGCTCAGACTCAGGCTAAGATGCAAGAAATGCAGATGTCGGTACAACTGGAACAGCAAAAGATGGCTGCTCAAATTGAATTTGAAAAGGCTAAACAGGAATATCAGGCACAAGAGAATC